CTTTGGTTCTATCGAGATCCTTTTGGAAAAACGCTGAGATAGGCAATCTAAAAAAGACCGCACCATTTGGCAACATGATGTGAAATAATGTTGCTGCCCCTGCCATACTTGTAAGACCGAAGACCACACAGTCTTCGCTTTCTCCGTGATGTTTTTTAAAGTCATAAAGATACTCCTTCCTTACTTGACAATATATAGGTGGAATGTCTGCGTTTAATAAAGCCATAATCCAAGAACAAAACCTACTATAAATCCTGCAGAAAACAATACGATTTCTTGTCTATAGTACAAGGACCAAACGTTTAGTTTACTTAATATCGCCCCAATTTTTTCCTTTTTCATAATCAACCTTATTAGGTATTTTTAGCTCCACCGCAGACTCCATAATATTAATTATGTCCTCTGCTTGTTTGTCAGATTCAACAGAGATATCTACCTCATCATGAATCTGTATGTGTGGTATTATACCATTTTCATATAATGCTACCATACTTTTTTTAGTCATGTCAGCAGCACTTCCCTGTATTAATTTATTTAAAGCTTTGTACGTAAACGCACGTTTTAATGGTTCATCATATTCTTTTCTAGCTTGTTCTAATGGTAATGGTTTAAATACACCAAACTGTACCGGCTGCCAAAGATCAAAATGACATGCACGACCAAGTAAAGTTCTTATCTTACCTCTGTCATTTGCTTTACGAGATACATTATCCATGAGCTGTTTTACAAATGGCGCCTTGGCGTGATACTGTCTTATTAATTTTTCTGCAGATTCTTTCATCAATCCTAACTCAGCCATAAGTTTATTCTTACCCATGCCATACATTAAACCAAGATTAATTGTTTTAGCCTGCTTACGCTCTATGCCTGCCATATCAGCAACAACCTGGTGGAAATCTGCATCACCAGCTTTGTATGCATCTACAATCTCATCAACACCAGTAAGATTTTGTAGCTTTGCATAGTGCACTAATATTCTAGGTTCTTGCTGTGAGTAATCAAAAGATCCCCACGTATGGTTTTCTTCTGGAATAAATATAGATCTTATCATAGGGCCTAATTCTGGATGTCTTGCAGGTATCTGTTGTAGATTTGGATTTGACATACTAAATCTACCGGTGACTGTGCCTCCTGCATCCGATCTAATTTGATTTATGTCTGCGTGTATTCTACCATTAACAGCATGTTTAGTTATAGAATCTATGAAAGTGCTGTGGGCTTTATTTATCTCTCTCGCCTCTGCAATTAGTTTTGGTAATTCATGTGGATGATTTTGTAAAAAGTTTTTTGTAAAACTAGGTTCTTTACTTTTTTCTGTCCTGTCATACGGTAGTTTTAATTTATCAAAAGCTTTTGCAATACTACGAGCTGCCATTATTTCTACATCAACTCCTGTTAAACTCTTGATATCATGTAATATTTTCTTTTCTTTGTCTATTAAAAATCTTTTTATTTTGTCAGCTTTATCAAGATCAACTCTTACACCTTTGAATCTCATATCAACAAGACAAGGAAACAGTTTTGTTTCTAAATTAAACACATCCCACAGCTCTTGGTGATATAATTCTGTCTCTAATTTTTTCCAAAGTTTTAATGTGGCCTCTGCGTCTCTCTCTGCATACTGTCCAACAAACATTGCAGGTAATCTCCAAAGATCTTTTTTAGGATCTATTCCATATTCTTTTGCAGCTGCATTTAATATTGTTTCATCCTTACCCATACCTATGTAATGTTTAGATAGTGTGTTTAATTTATAAGATAGTCTATTCTCATCAATCAAAGATGCTGCGATCATAGTGTCAACTATCTTACCGTGAATTATTAATCCCTCTGTTCTCAACCAACAGATGTCATACATAGCGTTGTGAAATATAAATGTAGTGTCTAATTGATTGAATATATCCTGCAGCCATGAAAATACGAGTTTTTTGTCCATATTGCCATTAGACTCATGTTGTATAGGAAAATACCCTGACCAGCCCTCTACGGCCACCGCAACGCCAGCAATGTGCCCTTTTCCGGTCACGTTCCCCGATCCTAGCTCTAAAAGCTGTGGGTCATTGGTCTCTAAATCTATCGCTATCTCTTTGTATCCTCGTAGGTCTTT